GAATAGAGAAATTATGTGTTTCTTACTTTATCACGCTAATTTAATAGTTTTTTTGCGGACTTTCGAGACGAAACACATATTTTTTCATCCCAAAACGACAAGAGGAGTGACTAAAACTGAATTTAGTCACTCCTCCGGGTAGCCCCGACAGGAATCGAACCTGTATTTAAAGTTTAGGAAACTTTTATTCCAATTCTCTATATCAGCAACTTAGGGAGTTTTTTTGCAATTTTGTAGAACTATAGTAGAATTTCTGCTATTTCTACTAAATCCCAGCCCCTCCGAAAAGGTAACTGGGATCTCTCTTTGCAACACCGATTTTCAGATCGGTGCGACAAAGGTATAACATTTTTTTGAAACGACAAAAAGTAACCGCATGGGCTTCACAGCAGATGCGGTTTTTGAACGAAATAAAGTTGTTCTACAGAAAGCTATTTCTTTTTTCGCCCTTTCAGCTCTATATATTCAGAGTACACTATCTTAGTGTGAGGGTTACTGCTTGTAATCTCTTGTCGGATCGCTTTGGTACCATACCTTATAAACAAGAATTTCTTTGGTACCCTGTGAACGACCTGGAATAGTGTATCCACAGATTGTATTGAAAGATCCACCGTACTATCAGGCTTAATAATACCATCCACATTTACCCAGGGATCCTGCCACTTGATTGCTGGCAATACCAACATACCAGTATCTCTATATATAATGGTATCTTTTATAATGGTCTTAATCTCTACATTTGTCTGTGTTGCAGTCGTTGTAGCTGCTTGCACACGCTTCAACTTGATATTAAGATCCTCAATCCTCTTGGTAAGCTCACCATTGTAAGCCTCCAGCTCAGCCTTGCTCAGCTCCAGCCTCTGTACGGAGGCAGCATTTCTGCCAGCCTCATCCTGATAGTATTGCACCTCATCCATCAGAGCCTCCTGGTTGCCTGTCAGCCGTTCCTTTTCCTGGCGTAAATTACTGTTCACTCCCCACAGGGAGGCACACGCTACCGCCAATATAACGCACGCTATGCAAAGATACTTATTCATTGCTTTGGATGTACTTGATTATAGCCTCTACATGAGTAGCAACCACAGCATTTCTTCCATCAGGAGAAACCAGGTAGGCTACATCATCCTTGTTATCCATAAAGAAATTCTCCGTAAGCACTGCTGGGCACTTTGTTTTTTTGAGCATATAGAAGCCAGCCTCCCAGTCAGGATCACCATCGGTAAGATCCTTTCTGATTTTCCTGCCAGCAAATTGCTCCTCTGCTACCTTGTAGAAACAATCTGCCAGCTTATCAGCTTTGGTTTGCCCTATACTGGTGTAGCAGCTCCATCCTTTGGCATTCATCCACTCACCGTTTCCAGCAGCGTTGATGTGTATGGAAACCAGGATAACATTCTTTGTTCCCAGCCTACCACATACCTCATTTACACGCTTGGCTCTCTCTGCCAGTGCCACATCCGAGAACTCCATTACGATCCTTTCCGCATCGTACCCTCTCTGCCTGAGTTGAGCCACTACCTGATCGGCAATCTCACGCACATACAGGTACTCACGAAACTTTCCATCTGGAGAGCGTTTACCTGGTGTATTCTCTCCGTGTCCTGTGTCTATCAAAATTTTCATCAGTCATTCATTTTGTGGTAAAAGTCAAGTTTGATTCTCTCATATACAGCAGATACATTGGTGTACGCTCTGCTGTTGTTAGGGGTTTCTGAATAAACCTCCTTTATAACAACCTCCTCTACCCAGTCTATCCACACAGGAGAGGTGTAGCTGGTGAGCCTCTTTCCCCTGTATGTGTAGTAATCAAATCGGCTGTTACGATCTTCGTGTAGGTTTATCAGCAGTGTACGGATCTTAGCTTTTGTAGCATCCCTATCAATGATATGGTTTTCCTCCCTTACCTTTTTAATGATACGGCATACCTTTTCTACAGCGAAATCAAAATATATTCCTGAGGTGTTCTTTATCCTGAGTTGGGTTTCTGGTCGTAAGCCCTCCGATATATCGGTAAGCTGCTCATTCTGGCGTTTGGTTTCATCCAGCAACTCCTCCATGAGCTTCTTATTATCGGTTATCATACCGTTAATGATAGACTTAAACCACTTGAAGCACGTCACCATCAGACCACCAGCCAGCAGGAGAAAGAATGCAGCCGTTACTGCCATCATACCGAAATCTCCGATACCCCTGGCAATATCTGTTACATTTGATACATTTTCCATTAACGGCTCCTCCTGTTTTTGCTTCGTTTGTAGAAATCAAAATTCTCTTTATCCTCATGGGAGATCGGAGTGTTAGGAGAAAAGAATTTGAAACCGTACATAGTACCATAGCAGACAACCTTAATCACAGCACGGAAAGGAAATTTCCTGGCTGGGTTAGCTACTACCTCTTTCAGCTTTTTGCTATCGGTGTAGAATGCTGATCTGTTGTTCCCCTCTCCATAGGCTATGAGTGTTCTTAGCCCATTCTCCGTTTGTCGCTCAGTCCACCCTGTAAACACTGTTACCTCATTGATAACAGCATCTACAGAGGTGTACTCACAATCAAACAGATCGTTTGAGGTTTCATTTTCTTCTACAAAATCCTCAATCATAGATCCGTTGGAATGTTATAAGTTTCACAATCGGCATCCACCATAGCACGGATAGCCAGGCGATCTTTCAAGAACTCCTGATAAGGGATCTTAGCATCCTCAGGGAGCAAACCAATCTCTGCACTCTGGTACTCGTTCACCAGCTTGCTCTCTGTCTTAGCTGGGTATTTTGCAGTGAGCAGCGTGCTGAAAATGTTATCAGCAGTCTTTGGGTACTCTACTCTGAGGCTGTCATACTGTACCATAGTGCCAGTAGCCTCTTTCTCATCGGTTACGATCTCAATACCTCCGTGCTCATCCTCTTTAACAAGCACTGTGGTAATGTTGTGGTTGTACAGGAATGTACCCTGTCCGTTGTTCAGATTATCAATAACGGCTGGCGTTTCCTTAGCCAACAGCCCTGTTGTTAAAGCATTTCTTTCCATTGTTTATACAATTATTAAATATGAATTTACTATGTTCCTCCGAGCATCTGATTATCCAGCCATATTCAGATGGAAAGAGGTGTTTAATCGCTGTTTCATCGTTGATCTCATATTGTTTCTGTACCTTTTTGAGCTTTATATAGAATCGCTTTAGAATACCTTTCCTCAGCAGGATCCCATAGTGATTTTGCACAAAACCTACATAATCAATACTACGAGCATCAACAGGGAAGATCTGCCAGTTCGGTTTTATCTCCACTTTCAGCTCAGCAGCCAGGTAAAGCCCCATCATATCCAGTATAAAATGCAGTGCCTCCTTGCCTTCGCATAGCATCACCATATCATCCATATATCGGAAATAGTAGAACTTAACCCCATACCTTGCCATAACAATCTTACTCAGCTCCTCCTTAACCCAGTGATCAAAATATGCCAGGTAGAGGTTAGCCATGTATTGACTGGTAAAGTTTCCGATAGGCAAACCCTTTTCTTTACCGTTACTATCTATAATCTTATCCAACAGCCTCAGCATTTGCTCATCAGCTATGCCATAGCGTATGATCTTTTTCATTGCCGAGTGATCTACATTGTCATAGAACTTTCTTATGTCTGTCTTTAGGCAGTAGCGTGTTCCTTTTCTATCCGTTATCAGAGCAGTATGCACATCCTCCATACATTTGTGAATACCACGCCCCTTGATACAGGCGTATGTGTTTCCGATAAACAGGTTAGTCCAGTATCGCCCCATCACATTGATAATACAGTGGTGAACAATCCTATCAGGATAGAAAGGAGCTATCATAATCACCCTTTCCTTAGGATCTTTAATCACCTTTACCCTGTACTCTCCAGGTGTATAAGTTTCATTCCTGAGCATCCAGTAGAGATCATCAAGATTCTCCATAAGATTCTCATTGAATTTCCTTATTTCAGTGCGATCACCTTTGCCTTTCTGAGCGTTGTATTGAGCCTTACACAGATTTTCATTACTGTATAACAGGTGATAGATATTCTTTACTTTCTTGCCTGGTGAATCATAGAATTTGCCTGTATCTCCTATGTAATAACCGCAATCATCGTAATCAGAATATATACCTGATATGTCCTGATATGTGCAATACTCTCCACTCATAATGTGCCGTTGGTCTAAAACGGAGCTTTCAATTACCTTACTCACACCGATCTAACTTATATTATTTTACCAGCTACCAGCGTACCGATAGCCCCTGTGTGGTAAGGTTGTGGTGTTCAACAGTCTATATCTTATTGTAAGGAAAACCACGGTAAAAGCGGAACCCAATGTTCGCATTCGCATTCGAGGAGCGATTATTCGTATTCAGATAACCGAAACCCGCATTCGCACCATTATTCGCATTAGCAGACAGGAGGGCACCCCTGAACACCACAACCAATTATTTCAAAGAATTTCAATTAACACATTTTTCGTTGCTCCGTGCATTGAGTTTTGCAGTCCGTTTAATTACGGCACAAGCGGAACCCAAGGGACGCAGGCGCACCCGAGGAGCGATAAGACGTATCCAGAGAACCGAAACCCGCACGCGCACCAATATGCGCAGGAGCAGACAGGAGGGCACCATACCAGCCATAGGCTGTTGTTCCAGGGTGATAGAAATAATCACAGCCACCCTTGTTGGAGCTTCCACCTATAGCATCTGGGAACGAGTAACCCTTTGTGGATATACCAAATGTTTTGATATACTCTGAGGAGCGAGGCAGATTTGTGATAGCTACATATCCATCAGGCACGGTTGTAGCACTATCTGAGTGAGAGGTAAACTTAGCAGGATCCTCACACACATACGCTGTACTCCTGGCTTCTGCTGAATCTGGAGAGTGATAGATCAGCACATCATCAGCAAGCATCCAGAGATATTCAAAAGGTACCTCAAAGCCTCTGTAAGATGTAACCTGTACCACCTTATCGCCACCAGTCCAGCCCTTGATCGTGTAGGAAACCTTACCAGTGTTGTTACCCAGAACAGCAGTAACGCCACCAGGCACGAAAGGTCTGTAACCACCCCAGGTATTCCACTGATCGCCATTCACGCTACAGCCAGAACCAAGTCCTCCCTGGTGGAAGCCATCTTCTGTGAGTGTTTCAGTGTATGTGTCCTGGCAATGGAGTGAAGCATACTCAATCCTCTGGAGCCATGCGATAGTGTTGTAGGCTCTGTAGGCTCCGTGATGTGTGCCGTTCTTGCAGTACGGTCTGACACCAGCCTTACTGATTGAGGTACGCCCCATTCCGAGCTGAGAGTTATATGTACCATCCTTAGAGGCATCCGAGCTACCAGATCCACCTCTAAACTGGGCAGCGTTGTCAGTGTAGATAACATAGCCGTTAGAATCCCTGGCAATCTCATCACCATCCCATGTAAGGAAACAGCCTGATACAGCCACGCTGTTTGTCATGTCAATAGTTGAAAACCACGGAGCAATAGATTTACGCTCCAGCTTGATAAATCCAGGCAGAGGGTACTCAGAGATCGCATAGATCCACTTGGTGCCAGAGATCTCCAAACGGAAATACATTTCTGGTACCTCCAGCATAACATTACCATCCGTTGTGTCAAGTTTGGCAGCAGCTCCACCATCCTTTTTACGGCTGTCATTCTGGTGTAGATAATACTTAACTGAGCCATCTGTATTTTCCACAAATCGCCTGAGCTTCGCCTGAATAGGCAGTGTACGGTGCAAGTCCAAATTACCAACTCTGGTGAGCTTGTAATCCTGGCTTGTGAAATCACCCTGTACCCCATACCACATATCGTAAGGGTACTGTGGCTTAGTGTTGCCACTTCCTAAAAGTAATCCCATTGTCGTTAATTATTTAATAGATTCACCTGCTCCCCAATAAACATCGTATTCTGTCAGGTTAATAGCATCTGGGGAAATCTCTACTATTACTCCTGGTGTCCAGTCGTTCAATGGCACTGGGAAATCGCCAGCTTTGTTGTCGCAAATGAGCTTACAGGGTAAGATCACATTTGTTTCCATAGTGGCATTCTTAGGTCGTACAAACACTGAGAATGGCACACCTCCCAGTTTGAAGCCCTTAGAAATATCCTCTACTTTGCCTTTTGAGAGGATTCGTAAACTATACATTTCTTTATCCATCTTTAATGTTTACTTAGTAAATCAACTGCAAATATAATAAATCTGTGTCTGATAAACACACTTTTGAGCAAAGAAAGAAGCTCTCCAGGATTAAATAAGCCAATAGTTCCTATGTTCACCTGATTTAAGCACCTCCTTTCATATAAAATATACCACCAAACACTGGAGCATTTGCCCCACCAATCCACCCAGGAGAGTAGCAGCGAGATCCAGCCAATCCCACTTACCGCCCCAGGCACGATCCTTATACTCCATTCCAGCAGCCAGCCCTGCCACGAATAGAATTGTTAGGAGAAAAGCACAGGGTACAGCGTACCCAAAGTGCTTTAATCTGTTGCTTTCAGTTATCCATTTCATAGGCTCATCAGTTCAGCTTGTTTAGCCTCAATTTGGTTTATTTTATCCCTAATAGCCTGTCTTTCGCTCCGAATAGCCTTAATATCGTATGGCATTTCTTCACCACACAGCGAGGCTTCATAGCATTTGATAACCTTATAATCACTATTATTCAGTGATTCTTTCAGGGTATTTATTTCATTTCTTACTTTCTGGATGTCTGGCACCTCCACATAGCGAAACGAAATGCGATCTCCAGCATCATAGGGAATAATGCGAACAGTGTAATCCTCCTTACTGGTTTCCTGCTTGCTTTCATCAATAGGATCTACAGGTTTGTAATGAGGAGGTAAGGCTGCAATCTGCTCATCTATAGAGATCGTTTTCTGCTTTATCTCCCCAGAATCCTCATCCCTATATCTGTGTACTATAGGCTCTATCTCCTTAACCCTTAGAAACCCATCTTCAATAAATCCATAATGTACCATATTCAAAAATTTAGAATTTCCACCTACTTACAACCCAAGCCTCAGTTTTAACACTGTTGATGTAGCCAATGGTAAACACAGCCATACCTCCTCGACCTTCTCCAAAATCGTAATAGTCGTTTTTGGATGTATCATCGTATAGTACATGACCTGTGTAAGGTCTTACACGCATATAACCACTCCACCACTGTTTGAAAAACACCACTTGCCCCTCTTTTGGAGAGGATGGTAGGTAAACTGTAGCAGCAGCAGATGTGTAGCCGATTACCATTGTATCACCAGCAGCGAGATACCAAGTGTTATTAGATGTACCAGTAATACATTTCCTATTCAGTGTTAATCCAGCAGCAAATAACTGGTTAAAGTAGCCTCCGAATGCTGGTGCATCACCACTATTAGATGCACTACCATATACTCCAGCAACAATAGTTTCGTATGCGTTTACATCCCAGGAACTCTTAGATACATTTGCAAATCCAAGCCCTACTATTGCTCCCCTGTGTGTATATCCTGATGATAATGGAACAGCGTTAGTTCCTGCCAGGTTTGCAAAGATTCCATTAGGGGACATATAAGCTGTGCCAGTAGAATATGATGGAGAGTTTTTAGCTTTTACCTCCAACAATCCCTCGCTGGCACTGATCTTGATAATAGCTCCGAAATTATTCATGGAGTAACCACCACCATCGTTGGAGCTTTCAATCAGTAGCTGAGCCATTGAAGCATCCAGAGTTACTTTGTTAGTTCCTGTAAGGGTAGATACGATCTTACCTCCAGACATAAACCAATCACCTATGTTTGCACCCTCAGCCAGCAACAAGTTAGTTGCTATGGTTTCAAATTGAGATCCAAATGTATTCCAATATCCTGTATTGGTTGGTACTATATCAGAGCATTCTCCGTTAGGCATATCAATACGAGCGATATAATACACACCGTTGTATTTTACTGCATCCAAACGCTTTGAATTGCCATAATATGTTTTGCTGCTATCATACACACCCCTATAAACAAGTACAGGACTATCACCTTTGTTTCCTTGATCTCCCTTATCGCCCTTATCTCCTTTATCACCTTTGGAGCCTGTTACACAGATAGCTGCTGTGGTTGTGCTTGTACCATTTGTATATGTGATAACTGAGCGTGTCCAGATATACCATTTATCTTTCCACTCAGGGCGTGTCGTACTCCAGGATCCATTAAGCAGGGATGTAGCAGAGCTGGATAGATAGTATTGCTCAACGATTGAAGATACACCAACACCAGATCCACCAGTTGCACCCTTTCCTCCTGTAATACAAGCTGCTTTTGTGGTGCTTGTAGTACCATCAGAATAGGTTGTTTTTGTCCTACTCCAGATATACTTACCATCTTCCCAGGTTGGTGCTGTAGTCTGCCAGCCAGAGGTTGGTGCTGTAGTGTTTGAGGTACTGATAGCGTACTCCACATCAACAAGTGTTACAGCCTTTCCATCCTTACCATCCTTACCATCATACGGATTTACTCTTACAGGATTGCTCCAGTTCTGAATGAGAGTATCAGCGTTGCCATTCATTACCTTTGTTATATCAGATATTGGCAAAGCTCCGCTCAGGATCCTTATATCATCAAACAATATGGTGGATCCAAACATATTATCATCATACAGAGAGAAACCCACTGGGTGCTCACTCAGGTTTGCCGAATTAAGCAGCACTCCATTCTTGAACACAGATACAGTGCGATCATTGAAGCGGAAAGCCAGGTGTAGCCATGTGTTAGCTGCTACATCTATACTGTTCTCCTCATAATCCCTACCATTGTAGCCGTTGAACATCCATTTTATCAGCTTTTGATCTGTATTGATCCAGAAACACAAAGTGAAGCTCTCACCGAAAGGCAGATTATAAGGTATTGTAGCCTCAGCAGTACCAGCTAATTGTAGTGCATATCTGCTCCCATCAGCAACAATAGAAGCCCCTGTACCAAGTACACCATTATATCCATTACCTGAGGTATCAGCTAACGATCCAGCATTGACAGGAACATATACCTGTGTTCTATCTATTATGCCTGATTTCTTAGCCATAGTACACCAGACATATTCCAGTTCACCAGGTGTAGGCATTACCGTACTCCATCCAGCAGGCTCTGTTGCAGTCGCATCCAGGGCTGGAGGCTCAGTAGTAGATCCGTTCTTAGCGTACCTGTATTCATAGTATTCTCCAGAAGCAGCATCGGTACCAGCCGATCCTGAATCGCCTTTGATTTTAGCCCAGGTGTACCTTGTAGGATCATCACTATCCATCTGCTCATAGTCCGTATATTGTCCTATGTAGCTACCAGGCTCCTCTCCATTGCCAGCAGTAAACGACAAACCGCCATCATTGGAATACTTGATATGGAGGTATGTAGTTCTACCATCCTCTCCTGGCTCTCCAGGGATTCCTTGCTCTCCCTTTGTATCATTCCATGTGTACTTAGCTGGATCATCGCTATCTGTTGCTATCTGATCCACATACAAACCGAGCCATCTACCAGGCGTTTCTCCGTTGCCAGCAGTGAAATTCTTACCTCCATCATCAGAGTATTTCTTATGGAGGTAGCTGCTCTTTCCAGCCTCTCCCTGAATCTTACCTACATTACTCCAGCTCGTTCCAGTCCAGATATACAGATAACCATCCAACAGGTAAGCATCGCCATTCTCATTGCCAGTGGTAGGGAGCTGTGAAACACTTGTAACGGTACCCTTAATCGTGATACTGGTACCATCAGCACCTCTCACACGGAAAGGAGTACCCCAGGTGCCATCAGCTATAGTTTTGGCAGTCTTAATACTCATCCATACAACACTCTCTGTAGAATCCGTATGCCAGCCATTGGTGTTACCACTGCCTGTAGGTGTCGCTGGCTTACTCTGGCTATCATTGTAGGTGTAGAATACCGAGTTACCAGCTTCTCCCTTACTACCCTTAGCGACAACAGCCCAGTACACTGAGTTTGTAGGAGCATTGCCAGCCGTTGGATTAGCATTGATATAGCGATAGGTGCAGGTTTCACCTCCATTGGTGTATGAAACCTCATCACCTTTGTAATACACATAGTTGGAATTATATGTACCTCTATATACACCGATCTCCGACAAATCCCCAGAGGAGCTTTGCAGTAATGTACCTTTCAGGATCAGTTTCTTTTCTCTCCACTCCAGGCTGGCAGTAGAATCACCAATACGGAATGTATTGCCATCCAGATCCAGCCAACACTCACCATCGGAGGTTACAATCTTACCAGTGGTGATGGTGTTTCCGTTAATCCTGGTGAAGCCGTATGTAGTTACAAAATCCCTGAAACCATCCTCATAGAGTGAGGATAGTATGCCCACCTGGAAATAATAGTTATTCGGATCTTCTGTAGGCTCAAATTTTAGCTGCTTTTGTGTCAGATACCAAACACCACTATCACCAGTCTTAGAGCACTTAGCAAACAGGTAGTAACCTCCAGAGTTTGCCATAGTAAACTCAGAGGCTCCCATGCTCCACTGTCTTACTCCATCCTCCTCTATAGATAGGTGTGCAAGCACTCCAGCAGAAGCATTGAGGCGGTTTCCAAGTCCGCTAACATTCGGCTCCAGTATCACATCAATAAGTACAAACTGCTGGCTCTTTGATCCTACAGTGAGCATATTGGTATCAATGGAGTTGGGGCGTATGTTCTCAGGATCAAAGTACCCATCCGTATCATACACCATATTACGCAGCTCCTCAGTGGTACGCCAGCCCTTTCTCGCCTTGTTAAGATCCATCAGGCGGTTGTTCTCTATGATCTGGTTGTGTTTTATAACATCTAAAACGGTCTGGCTGTACACGGATATAGCCGTAACATCAGAGAGTGTTAGGGAGTAGTCATGTTCCAGCAGGAGATTTCGGCTCACTTTCTGGATCCTTATATTCTTTTCAATACCAAACCTGGTATCTCGTACAGGCACATAATCACCCACCTTGAATACGGTTGTATCGCTTTCCTCTGGCAGAGAATCCACGAAATACTTTCTATCCAGGGTTAGCTGATATTGTGCCCTGGCTTGCTTCATGTAGAGAAAATCATCATATCCAGCATACCAGAGATCTTCTTCTGCTTCCTGTTCGTAGCTCTCAGGTAGGTTTATATCGGTGATCTTGTACTTATCGCCTACAGAGATCCTGAAAGCCTCATTCGTTCCTGTGGTAGGAATGGTTAAGCCTCTCTCATCAGTGTAAGGAATGATCTTGAATTTCGTTTCCGAGTGGATATAACCACCCTCAGCAGCAAGTTCAAACTGCTGCCCAGCAAGCCTACCAGAAATGAAATTGATCTTTGCAGTTACCCCAGAGATAAGGTACTTTGTTCCCTCACCATCCTTTTCGCAAAGGTCAAAATCCATAGTATCATCTATGAAAGAGTTTACATCACCATCCACCAGAGCTGTAACCTCTCCAGTCCTGGTAGGGTGTATGTTGTCATACTCCTTTGAATCCTCATCACTGCCAAGCATTTCCCTAAGCTCTGCATCCTCAAAGTAGCGTTTAGCATCATCATCAATGCCGATATATTCACTCTCTGCTGGAATTACGGTACCATCTGCCAGGGTGTGCTCCTTTTTATTGAGCCTCTTAGGGTATGGTAATTGGAGCCTTTCAGAGTAGCCCCTATAGCCACTCCTGATATTGGTTGTTCCACCCTCTACCCATAGCCTGGTAATGATCGCCTTATCATCCACTTTCTCCTCTTTGAGCTTATAAAGCCCATTTCCTTTGCCCCACTCAAAGAAAGCATTTCCACCAGGAGGCACAACCTTAGAGCCAAACTTACCTATGTGGATCGTGCGTACACCGTTTGCCTGGGTAATGCGAAACTCCAGATTGAAATTCTCTTTGCTGCATAAAGTCTGTAGCACCTGGAGGCAGTTCTGCTTAGAAAACTGGATCGTGATAGGCTCAGTGTCTGGGCAGTTTGCCTCATCAAATTTCCACAGCCCAGGGTAATCTCTCTCCACATTGTAGATAAGCACCTTAATAAAGTCCTTAATGGAGTATGTGAGATCAAATGTGCTCTTTGTAGATTTTCCGCTTGCATCGGTGTTTCTGTACAGGCTTTTCATAAGCTCATACATCACACCGTAAAAGGTAGCCTCATAGGTGTAATGAGTTTCAGAGAGCATTTCCCTGGCTGCTTTCGTTCTCAGGGTGTATTCCTCACCGAAAACCAGGATCTTATCACCCTTTTCCAGGTTAATAAGATCTCTGGAAACAAAGGAGATCTGTACATTATCATCACCCATAAGGGAGGTGTTTTGCACCGCAGATTTTACGGCACAAAACGGCTCCCTGGTTTGTAGTTGTACTTTCTCTCCGTTTCGTTTGATTATTTCAAAAGATCCCATACAACAATAGCGTTAGTAGATAAACTGGTTATATCCTCAATTACGCCTGTTATCACTATATCATACTCTCCAGCCTCAGTATAAGTGTGCGTAACCTCTTTATCGGTACCTGAAACATTGTAGGTGTGTGTACCATCACCCCAGTAGATATTGAGCAGCTTAGAGCTTGTTACATTGATCTGGGCTGTTGTGTTTGCAGTCGTTCCGATATGCCTTAACACCTTTTTCACTGGCTCATCCTCTACCAGCTTGATCTTGAACTTACCCACCATCAGATCACGATCATACTTGCCCCACTGCTTCTGAGGATCCGCATCATCCAGCAGCTCCACCTCGTACACCAGAGGCTTAGTAGTACCCGAATACTCTACTTTCAGGCGGTGGTTCCCCTCTTTGTCAAACTGGCTAAAGAACAGATTTACCCACTCCACATAAGCAGATCTGCTGGAAGCCTCTATAAAGCAATCAAGCTCTATTGTACGCTCCTTATAGCGTGGGCGTTTCTTATCCCTCACAGTGCCGTGATAGCTATCCCATTCAACCTGTAGAGCCTCTTTTCGTGCAAGCCTACCAACCAAGCCAGCACTTTCAGAAACATACACGCCAAACTCCTTGAAATTTCTTCCATCTATGTAGTATTCTACATCCGATTCCTTTTGCATCTGGAAAATCTCTTTGGCAGTCTTTTCCACATTGTATAGCTTCACCTCATCAATGAGAGCAGTACATCCATCCAGGTTAGGATCATTCAAAGAGAATCCAACAGGCTGCTCATCCATTACACCAGTGTACACCTTGTTATGGTTGAGATACACAGTGAACGCCTTTCCTGCCTTGACAAATGCCAGGAAAATCCACTCTCCAGGTACCACATCAAGCCACTGCTCCAGATACTGATCTATACCAGGTAAACTTATGATCCAGCCCAGCTTTATGTGTGAGGGCTTAACATACATGGTGAGCGTAAAGCTGGAGCTTAACGGAATGCTCTTTGAGGTTACGCACTCGCCTATACCATTCAGAGCCAAAGATTTGCCCTGCTGGGCATCCCTTGAAAAGCTGGCACCCTCAGAAAGTATGGCATCAGCTCTGCTCTGTGAGTAGTCGTAGGCTTTTTCGCCATCTGGATCATCAAAGGGCAGATATAAGATTAAATTTTTGTCAATCATACTTAATAAGTTTTTTTGTTTTTGAAAAATACTTTGACACCGACACCAGAACACTCTACTCTGGCATCACCGTACTTATTCACTAATACCCTGGCATTAGTGCCAGCCACAGCCAACACCAGGTTTGCGTTATCAAATACATCTACAGTGAGGTGAGCATTTCCGTACACCTTGATAGTTGCATCGGAATTGTGGCGTATGTAAGCACGACACACAGAGTAACCGCTATAGGAGAGAGTTCCTTTGCAGTCCCCCTGAAGCACAACATCTGGCACATTCCTTAGCTCCAGATCGTGCTCATCTACAAACACTCCGTATGGCTCACATTTGCCCTTGAAATTCTCCCTGATAAAGTCCAGTGTGGGGTAGTCGTTCTTTATGCAGAAATCAATACCTCGCACATAGAGATCCACAAGGCGTTTCACGCTCACGCCATCCCTGAGCTTGTTTTGCCAGGGTAGGCATAGCCCTTTCGCTATGCCATCCTGTTTAAGTTGTTGTACCAGTTCCATATTACGATATTCCTTGTGATAGCAGTGAGCTATCCTTGTTTTCAATCCTTTTCAGTGTAGCCTTGATCTCTGCCAGCTCAGAAGCAGAAGCCCTGGTGTTGGCAGCGATCTCAGCCTGGTAAACGAGCTGATTACGCATTATCACTGTCTGATCGCTCTGATTGATTACTATAGCGTTCATTCTACCAGCAATCACACCGCCTGTTTCCTCACTCATAGAGCGAACAGCACCAGTGAGAGGATCCTGGCTTTCCTCCTCATTATCATCACGCATCCATTTCTCATTTTTGGAGAGGTAATTATCTGAAATCTCCTCCATATCCTCCTCCATCTGTTCCATCATACGCTCCTCAGCCTCGGAAATAACACCATCCTCCATAGCTGTAGCCAGGTAAGTCATAAACTTTTCCACCTCTGGTTTCAGCTTGTTTTTAAGCTGCTCAATGATAGCGGTACGGATCATGTTCTTTACAGAGTTAGCAGACTTACCAGCAGCCGTTTCTCCAGCAGCCCAGGCATCGGCATAGGCAGCAGAGAGATCATCAATCGCACTCATAATATCGGTACCATTGATAGCATCAATGATATTATATTTGGTGTTCTCGGCTATCTGCTTTTCGTTATCTGCTATCTGCTCCTCCCATTCCTTGATACGATCCCAGTCGGTATCTTTTTTCTCTTTTTCCTTTTGGATCTGCTGTCTGATCTTTTCATTCTGCTGCTCCAGGTTTTCATTCTGCTGCTCCAGCATTGAAGCCTTATCAGTGGAGTATGCTCTACCTATAGCATCGCCCAGATCATCGTAAGCACTTGCAAGCTGATCTATTTGCTCCTGGAGTTTCTTAATCTGTTTCTCCTTACGAGCATCGTGCATTTTGTTGAAAGCACCGATCACAGAGGTAATACCACTCACAACAGAGGTAATACCACCCAGGAGATCACCAGACATAATTTGACCGACACCCATTGCAGTCTGCCCAGCTCCAGCAAGAGCATCAGTAACGCTGCCTATAGTATCAGCAAGTTCACCACCTCCAAAGCTGGATGCAAGTGTGGCAATGGAATCGCCTACAGATCCTACAACCTGGTTAATGGATTGTATGCTGGCTGTCATTTGCTTGGCAGAGGTCTTAACCTGTTTCTCAAGAGCCTGGATCTGTTCAGGAGTGAGGTTGTCCTGTTCTGCTCTTTTCAGCTTCTTACAAGCCTGGATATAGTTATCAAAAGCACTACCCAGAGCCTTGAAAGGATTAAGCTCTACCACCTTTTCCTTTGCCTTGTTAAGGCTATCAATCAATGCCTGGTAATCCACAGGAGAAAGTTTCAGATCGGCACTCGACATCGCTTTCTCAATGTTTGTTATCAGCTTCTGTATTTCGCCAGCAGTGAGGCTATCCAAATTCTGGAATAGGTTTTTCCAGTCGGTTGAAGCCTGGAGCTGTTCTGCATTGATAGCAGAGAGGGCATCAGCCTCGCCCTTGTTAATACGAGCCAGAAGCTCCGCATTATTCTGGGCTACATCTGTGAGCCTCATAGCAGCATAATTAGCTACTATCTCGCTCTTTTTCTCCTCATAGCTCTTAAAGTCATTGAGTACAGCCTGGTTGAGTTCCTGCTGAGCATCACGCTCCATCTGATCAAGCTGATTCTGAGCCTCCAGGGTTTCATCTGCACCCAGCTTAAACTTACCATTCGCCAGATCATCCTTAGCCTTAGCAATCGCCTCAATCTTTGCTGCCAGCGTTGCAGCCTGTCCTACAGACTTGCTCACACTATCATTGAAAAGATCCATAGCAGAGCGTACTCCGTTGATCTCATCCCTCTGGATAGTGAGAGAGAACAGATTTTCCTGATCCCCTGCTGTGAATGAGCCTGGATCCTGAGCCTTTTTCTGCTCCAGCTTAGCTATTTCCTGATTGATCCACTCTGAGTATGAGGCACCGCCTTTCAGCAGCTCTGCAAACTGCTTTTCGGCAACATCAGCACCCATAGCCTTAACCCAACGGAAATAAAGCTGATACTGCTCTTTCCTATAGGAAATTTCCTCATCAAACAGATCCGTGTTTGCCTTTTCGTAACTCTGCCCCTCCAGATCACGCCTTTCCTGGAATCCAGCTTTCTCTGTAGCAGACAAACCTACCTTACCAGCCTTTTTTCTGGCTTCTGCCAGCTCTTTCTCCTCCTTGTCAATCTGAGCCAGGTTAAGCCTATGCTGGAGGTCTAAAGTGGCTTTACGTTTAGCATAGCCATCTTCCATAACAGCTATGCGATCCTCCTCCAGTTTGCGGTCTGCCTCCAGTTGTTTCTCTGAAAGTTGCTTTCTCGCATTGGCAATATTGTTTGCACCACCTCCTTTAGATCGTGGTAGTTTACCCTCCAGGGTTGAGATAGTCTTTGTGAGTTCCTTATACCTGGCACTGTTAATCTCCACATTGGAACGCTCATCTTTGAGCTGCTTTATTCTGGCATTGATACCAGCCTCAGTATTAAGATTGGAGGTTTTGGTATCTATGGCAGTATTTATTTGCCCCAGTAATGATAAAAGCTCCGTTAGCTTACCTGTGTCGGTATCTACCTTGACTTTCTTAGAATTGATAGAATCTATCTCTGTCTGGGTTTCCTTAGCCTTTTTATCCAGCTCCTCAAACGACATGGAAACATAATCTACACTCTGCGTTACAGGGGTTGTGTCCTTTGGGGCAAAGAAAGCCGATAGCTGTGCATCTACCTTTGATACCTCCTTTTGGGCTTCTTTGGCAGCATTCACCATTTCAGTAAGATAGGCAGCCAGATTCTCCTTGAATCCAGCCATTTCCTTATCTGTAGCTCCTGTAGATTGCTTTACAGCATTAAGAATACTACTTAATGATTGGGAGTAAGCCTGAGAGTAAGCATCACCAGAAAGGTTTTTCAGGTTGTTTGCAGCCTCCTGAGCCATTGATCCCACCGCTTCCCATACAGCAGCAGAAGCATTGCGTATATTTGTAGATGAATGTTCAACTGATCTTGTTACTGTAACCCAAGCATCGTGATACTCCTGCACCTGTTCAAGCTGTCTATATGAGGCATCAGAGGCAGCATCTATCAACTCATCCATAGCAGATGTTTGGTCGTTTACAAGCTGTTGCATAGCTTGTTCTGTGTACTTAGCCTTGATCTTCTCTGCTGTAGTATTTTGGATAGCCGTGGTAAGCTCCTCATATTTCGTTTTTTGCTCAGCCAGTGTAGCATTCTCATCCAGGAGCGTTTTGTTATACTCTTTACAGATTGCGTTCACTCTCTCTATGGCATCCTTGTGAGTTTTTGTACCACGCTCACTATTCTGTAGTACAGCAAAAAGAAGCTCCAGGTTATCAATCTCTTTCCTGGTTGTGTCCTGAAATTCGCCCATAGCATCTGTAGCCTCCTCCTCTTCGCTCTTGAATAGAGTAAGAACGCTTACCAGGGCACCAACAAGCCCCAGGATCCAGCCGATAGGGTTACTCATCATTGAAGCCCAAAGAGCTTTCATAGCCAGAGTAGCCTTAGTGGTGATCGCTGTTAGAATTGAGGTGCCAGCAGCATTAGCAGCCTTAGCTGTTGTGTCTGCTGCTGTAGCTACTGTAGATTGTCTGGTAGCAGCAGCCTCCAGAGCCTTTTTCTTAGCATAGAAGTCGGTTTGAGCAGCCAGTGCTGCCTTACGAGCCAGAACCTGGTTATCCTGGGCAGCTTCCAGCTTTTTCTCAGCAGCAGCCACAAGGTGAGCCTGTCCTGATTGCTTAGCCCAGTACACCTCATATCTGACAGCCTCAGTAGCTTGCATTGAAGCGATAGCACCCTGTTTTGCCGATTCCATTTTAGCGTGAGCAGCACTTACCTCCGCACGCATAGAGTTGAGTGTAGCAGCCTGATTTTGCGTTTTGGCAGCAACCTCCTGAGCCAGGGCAGCACGATATACCGCACTTTTAGCCGAAAGATCTGTTTTGCTCAGAGCCTCCCTTTGCTCTACAGTGAGCACACCCATAGCCACAGCCTCATAATTTGCACTGGAGGTTGTGAGATTCAGGTTAGATAGGTATTCCTGCTGTTGAGCTGTGAGGAGCTGCTGAATGGTTGCTATCCTGAGTTTCTTAACCAGGTTGGCGTGCTCCTCTGCTGTGAGCTTCTGCTGGAGGGCAGCAGTGTGAGCTTTCTCTGCTGCTGTCATTAGCTGTGTCTGCCTTGCAGTCTGACCTGTCAAATTAGCATCCAGCTTCATCAGAGCGATCTTAGCCTGGCGTGCTGTGTTGTCCAGGAGAGCAACACCTGTGTAGCCCTTAGTAGCAAGTGTATTCAATACGATAGCTGCTTTGTAGCTACCAAACGCAATAGTGATCGCCTTAACGATTCTCAGTACATCCTCAAAGTGTTCTACGAGGTATGTAGCACCAGAAATAGCACCAGCAAACAGATCCTGATTATCGGTACCAAACTTATTGAGAGCACTATCCCAGGCATCTCCAAGGTTTGAAATCATACCAGTAAGGGATTTGCTCTGTTTCTCCATGAGGTTATAGTACATACCTGTAGAGCTTGTGAGATTCTGGAACACCTTTTCTACCTCAGCAAAACCTACCTTACCCTCAGAAACAAGCCCAGCCACCTGATCCTTATTTACTTTAAGGATCTTTGCTAACTCCTCATAGATAGGAATACCACGACCAGCAAACTGCCTAATATCCATTGCATAGGCTCTGCCTTGTGTTCTCAGCGTACCATACAGGTAGGCGATCTCTCCAAGAGGGGCACCCACACCAGAGGCAACATTACCGAGCATCACAAGCTCATCTACCACATTATCTACAGTGGAGCCGTAAGCCATCATCTGCTTAGCAGAATTGGCGATACCCTGTAAATCAAAAGGAGTTTTGGCAGCCGTTACCACCAGCTCATCCATCAACTGCTTAGCTTTGGAATCGCTTTTAAGCATAGTGCCAAAAGCTATTTCCAACTGCTGGAACTCACCTCTGGTTTGCACTATACTCTGTAACAGGCTGCTCATTCCCTGACCTACCAGGTAGGAAACTATATATCTGGCTCCATTCTGAGCAAACTGCTGGATAGATTGATCCATCTGGGCAGCCTCCGATACAGTTGTAGTGGAAACTTGCCTTATGTGCCTCTCCATCGCCTGAGCTGACACATTGAAATCATCTATATCCAGGGTAGCCTTGAAGCCTAAAGCACCGTTCAGATTTTCCATATTAAATTAAACCTTTGATATAGTTTTTAATATCTTCTTTTGTTTTCAGCTCTCTGTGTTCAACTTTACCACCTCCAGCCTCATCCGATCCTGATTCTCCGTTGTTATCAGTATCAAGATCCTTAACCCTGGCAGCATCGGCAACCATTAGCTGTACATTCAGCCAGGATATTCCCCAGAGCAAGTAATCATAAGTCCATCCGAAAGTTTTACAGACTTCCCCACGACTACCCCAGGGGCTATTTAGCCCTATTACTCTATCAGATCTGCTCTGTCGTTTTCTTCTTTGTTCTTCGGTTTCGTGTTCGTTCCTATCTCCCTGATTGATCTGATAGAGGAGGTAAAACCCCCTGCGTTCATCATCTGGCTAACAATGGCAGCCAGGCGTTGCAACCTTGCTACAGTAAGGTGTTCAATGAAAAAGGATTTCAGCTCCTCAACATCCTTTGAGAGAGGATTTGCCACTGCTGGATTATTGATGACTGCAACAGCAGCTATCTCTGCCATCACAGGTATATACTTAAAGAGCTTTTTGCTCTCCTGGATCGGCTGATCTTGTATTGCTTGCTCATCATATTCAATCTGGATATACAACCTCCTGAGGGCATCAATGGTACCCAGGTACAAAGGCTTGATATGGAAATTACGCATATACACCTTAACCAGCTTACCCAAATTGGCATCTGGTACCTCAGAAAGGGAAATATCCCAGTTTTTAGGCAGTCTGCGATCTCTCCACACCTTGACATGGTTAGGGAAATGCTTATTCCACCACACGATCCTCTTAGGAGGATTTACTGGGTTAATCTTTAATGGCACTGAGAACTTTACGCCCATATCTATAAGAGCCTGGATCGCTTTCTCCTCAATCTCCAGTTGTTCCTCTCTGGTGAGATCTTTATTTTGTTCCTCTGTCATATTCTTGCTTAATTGAAAGAAAGCCCCCTACCTGTATAGGGATAGGAGGCTTTCCTGGTTAATCGGATAGCTGGTTACGATTCCGAAGTCGGATCTGTCATACCCTCATCTACTTCAAGCTCAGCCTGGAACTCAATAGTCATCGGCACGAGGCAGATACCCTTAGAGTTGTAGGTGATCTCAAACTTAGGGATGATTCTGGTTGTAGGACAACCAACAAACAAACCCTCCTCAGGCTTTATCCACAAAGCCCACTCCTTGTAAGGGAGCTTCTTAGGTCGTTTCCACTTGCGTTTGCCACTACCGCCTGAGCTGTCAATCTCGCCACCGAAATAACGAGCCATCAGCTCCAGATCAGGATCCATCAAGGAAAGCTCAACGGTGGTATCGGTTTCGCCTACCATCGTGATCTTCTTATTGCTGGTTTCAGACTTGTGTACAGTGGTTTCAGGATCACTGTCTTTGAGTGTACAAGTTTCCTGGTACACATCACCAAGATCCAGCCAAGAGGCACCATTTTTTGGCATAGAGCCATCGGTCATAGCCTCTGCAACATAGATCTTTTTCAAACCCATTGTTGATAAAATCGGCATAGTCTTAAAATTTTATTGTTTGTTACTTATTTCTTACTGTTAGCTCCAGAGCCAGTGATACAAAGTGCTCATCGTGGTTTTGCTCCTTGATCGGAGGGTTAAGCCTACCTACATTCCAGTTGTAGCCTTTGCCCACCTCATAATGGTTTTGCAGTACCTCTATAACCTTTGCCCTGATCTCTATAAGCCTCGGAAAATTGATCCTGTGTACAGATTTGCCTTTGCCCATCGGCTTAGGAATATCAGGCACATGGATATTTATGTTTATCTGTCCGAATCGTACAGATCCCTCGCCATCTATGGTGTGGGGCACTATGATAACATCCTCTTTGGTATAGTCGTTTCTCTCATAGTCAATCATACCAGAGATCATTGTGCTTACCTCGCTCTCCTGGAGCATCTGGTAAACCCTGGTTGCTATTTCCTCAGTTGTCAGCATCATAGCACATTTCCAAATAATTCATTTGCCTTACCTTTCGCTTTCGCCATCAGCTTATTCATGGCAGCAGGAAAATCCTTTTTGGCTTTCAGCTCAGCAGGGAGTATCACATTATACCCTTTAGCCTCCACATAGGCAGCGTAACTCATTCCAGCTACTATAATGAGGGAGAATGCAGAACTACACTCATTAGCCATTTTCATAGCCGTTTGTAATGCAGAATCAGCACCGATTCCTGGCTGGTTTGTCGCACTATAGTAAACTATCTCTTTGTTACGCACCACAGCATAGCCTATAGAGTTTGTGAGGTTGCCTGTCTGATCGGTGTAGGTGTGGTTATCTCTGGCATACTTAGCAAGCTCCTCTCCCAGATATTTCAGGAGAAACAGGATAGCTTTCTCCAGGTTTTCCTGGAACGCCTGTACCTGAGCAGCTACCACTCCATTACCAAACATCGGCTTTACCCCCATACCTCAATGTATTTCCTGTTAAGATCATCCACGCCCTGGATAGTGAACTCATCCTTAACGCCATTATCAGATATTACTTGAATCTGGGCACCCACAACCAGCTCACCATTGAAATGCTTTGGTATAAACACATCGTAAGTGTAGGCGTGCATCTGCCCATCCTCTCCCAGTATCTGCCTGGCTGGAATACTCTTTTCTATTTGACACTCACAGCCAGGGAGCCAGTCAGGAGTACCAGTAGCAGAGTAAAACCCTGTTACTGGATCCTTTCCTGATTTCTGTATGGTAGTGTAATTGAAAGTACCGTTGTTCCTACCCATAATCTACCACATATTTGAGCCATCTGTTACAGAGGGAATTTCAACAAATTCTGAGGCATCCAAACCATTCTGACTGCAAAGATCCTTGATACGCTGCCTCAGCATTTCAACATTGTAACCCTGTGATGATTTACCCAGGCTATCACTTGTAAGCACGATCAGTTTCTTTAGAACACAGATAGCAGCTTTAGCGATACTTACTTTGTCGGTCTGAGGGTTGTACTCAGAATCCATATCTACCACATTGGCATCAGCCAGGGCTTTCTTGATCGTAATCTGGCTTGGAGTGTATGGCTCCAGCTCTCCGATCATAGCCTCATATTTTGTCAAATTCCCCATCGTTTACTCCTCCTTTTTTTTGCCTCCATTCTCACCGTTGGCACCATCGGCACCCTCAGCAGTCTTATCAGCATCCTTATCCTTTTTAGGATCAGCCAAAGAGGTGATCTCACAGAATCCTCCAGATACCAAAGCGTTGATACGCTTTACATCTTTGGAGATTACAACATCGCCAGGATTGAGCACCTTGCCCTCTACCTTGCCGTTGAATTTCTTAATTACTTTCAGTTGCATACTCTACAGATTTTGTGGTTACACGGTTGCAAGAGCATTACCCTCATAAGCTGCCTTAGTAAGGTAGCCGTTCTCAGCAGTAACCTCTTTCTCCTCAAAGCCACGCACCTGGAAGCTCACGATAGCACCGATCTCAGTAATGAGAGGGAGCATACGAGCAGATCCCTGAGTGTACTCAGCAGCAACCTGTCCTGTAGATTCACCAGTACGCCACTTAGCAATACGAATACCGTTACCAGCGTTCATGTAATCTACATTCTCCTCCTCCATCAACTCGCTATCCTCAATAGCTGGCTGGATCTCTGCGATCTTACCAGCAGGCTTGATAGCGATAAAGTTGCCATTCCACGGCTCAACGATAGCACGCTTACCATCAGGGTTGGTAGCCATTCTACGCTTAACCACTGTGATAGCTGGGATCTCATTCTCAGACAAAAGATCCGCAAACTGAGATTTGGTAACAGTCTGAGCTGATTTGTCCTTACCATGTACAAGTAAGCGTGTCTGCTCATTTGTACGGAGCCATGTGTAGAGCTTCTGATCCATAAGGATCTCGCCAGGCTCAATACCACGAGCACGGAGATCTGAACAGATCATAGCAAGCACGAGAACAGGATTTACATTGCCAGACTTGATGTTTGCATCGCTCCAGAGCTTTGCAGCCACCAGCTTGTTAGCCTCAGGCATCTGATAATCCACCTCATACTCACGACCACCAGGGTTGTTCACCTCAGGCTTGAACTGAGCTACACCGTTGTTTGACATCGCCATAAGCAGAATGAAATCCATAGCATCCTTACAGCCGAGATAAGCATCCTGCATATCGTGGGTAAGTGTCTTTTCAATCTGCTTTACTTTCTGAGCCTCAGAAAGGCGTGGGTTTTCGTACACCTCCATGAGCTTGCGATAATCACGAGCCATCATAGGGAACTTATGACCGACACGAGGGATCTCCTTAGTCCAGACATCAAAACCATCTGAACGCCTCAAAGGTGTAGGTGATTCATCACCAATGAGGGTAGCCATGAATCGTACATTATACTTACCAACTATAGCCTCAGCAGTCAATGACATCTGAGGAGTGTTGTAAGTACACCACTCATCACAGTACATCTTCTGGAAAAGGTTTACCTCTCTCTCAGAAGCCGTATCAAATGTTTTTCTCCAGGTTGCCAGGAGATCCAGGGGGGCACCGTTCTTGTGCAATCCCTTAAAAGTTGAAAAAATTGATCTCATAGTTTACCTTGTTTTAGAGTGATTTGCTGAGTTTAACATGAGGGTTAGCTGCCAGGAATGAGCCTGTAGTGTCTTTCTGGCTGGCAGGGATAGGAGCTACACGCCTTTCGTACAAAGCGTATTGCATTGTGTCAGCAGTTACATCTACAGAGGTTTCAAACTCGCTCACCTCCTCATCACGGATTGTTACAGTGTTAGCCTTGCCGATCTCAGCAGCGTTGCCACCGTTATTCACCACCTCTACGATAGTGTCGTTAGCAACCAGCCCAGAGATAGCAGCCGACAAAGTAATCACATAGGATTGTCCGTTTTTCTCAATCTTGGTGATCTGAGGAGCTGCTGCGAAAGTGCCAGAAATGGCACCAGCTTTGAGCACCTTGTTACCAACAGCGAAACACGGAGCAAAGAACTCATCAACACGGAGAGTAACTTTCTTATTGTCCTCCGCATCGATCTCTACAACTGTTGCAGTCCTTACGATCTGCACTTTCCTGGTTTCCTCATTTGCGATTGCCAGTGTTCCAGCAGGGATCACATCACCAACAGCAAAGTGCTGGTTTGCTACATCCAGGTTGAAACCGCCAGGCACGATAGAGGGGCTACCAGAAAAGATCGGGCGTGTACCCGTAAACGAAGCAGTTTTTCTTTTCATTGCGTTTACTTTTATTTAGCGGTTATTGATTCCAGCAAGCTATTAGCAGCTTCTTCAACTTGCTTTTCACTTGCTGCCTTTGCACCCTCTGAATCCTCAGGCATCAATCCATCGGTAATGAAATCCTGTTTGATAGATGCTACTGCCTCCTCTATATCCTCATCATCGGAAATAGACTTAGCAAAGCGATCACGGAATTTTGCTGGAATCTTGTGCTTTTCCATAGCAGCAGCTATTTCCTTTGCACGATCACCCTGGGCTTTTTCTTTCTCCAGTTTTTCCAGCCTTTCACGCAATGCTTTCAGCTCCTCACTCTCAGACTTAGAAGCACCAGTTTTCTTTTTGCCTTTGGTAGTGTCTGGATCGTCATCATCCTCATCTGGATCCTCATCTGGATCTTCTACCTTTTGCTTTTTCGTTTTCTGGTTCCCCTTTTGTTTGTTTGCCCACCTGGAAGCCTCTCCCTGGCTTTCTTTCGCTACATCAGCGATAAGGTTTGCAGTTTCTTCAATCGCTGCCTCATCGGTAGAATCATCCTCCACGCTGCCACCCATTTTTTCGGTTATCGCCTGTAGGTACTTCTCCGAAAGTCCAGTGTCTTTACACTTGGATTTGACCTGTTCAAAGAGTTTTTTATTCATGTTCTTAACTTATTTATAGACAGCCCACCACAAGGGTTTTCTGCCTGGTTTGTACTATTCATAGTGCAAAAATAGAGAAAATTTCCGTAATGTGTTTGATAAACACAGAAAAAATTTACTCAGTAAATCGCTTAATTTTCAGCGATTTACATTTACTTGGTGAAATTTTACAGAATTTTTCTCCGCAATATGTTTGGTATATTAAATAAAACACACTATATTTGCACTGTGTTTGACAAACACACATAAGAATTGCAACACTTAAAGATTTTCAGAATTATGTTACAGAAAGAATTTTTTGAGAGAACAGGTATCAACCTTACAGAACAGGAGTTTAACCAGGTACACGCTATCTATATGCAAGCTGGTAATAATGTAGATAAAGATCAGTTCTGTGCTGATTGGAAAAAGCACCATGATAGCAAGCTCCTCCACATCTTCTACAACCAGGCAGACCGCCTGAAAGATAAGCTGGATCAGAAGCGTAACGAGATCAACGAGCTTGCAATCTACATCCTGGAACAAGCAGAGATTTGTAGTGCTCCCACTCTCAGAGAAAAAGCTATCCAGATGCTGGGTATTGAAACATACCTCCGTATCAAGATCCAGAAAGGCTACAACCTTTGGCAGAAAGATCTTGATGCTTTAGTAGAGATTCTAAGTAAAACCAAATAAGCAACACCGATTATGAATGCAACTATCCAACAAGTAGAGGAGATTGTATCAGTCCTCACAGCAGAACAGCAGCAGCTACTCAAAGATACTATCAGATACGGATCCTGGGGCGATGCAGATTATGAGTTTCTGACAGAGAACGGAGAAATAGAAACGGTGTCAATGTTCGGCTATTGCACCAATGATGCAAAGCTGGCTGGCAATTTCTCAGGGCGTAAGGTTTCAGCTATGTTTCGCTCAATTTATAAGAAGCTCTGCCCAGAGCAATATAACAAGATAGGCAGATTCATTTCACACTGTAACGACTGGTGGGGCGATGGCTCAGGAGATATGCTTTTTATCAGAACAGGCTACTACCAGACTTTTGAGGAGTGGGCACGAAAATAAGTTTAACCAGGGAGGGGCAACCCTCCCACAATGCAACACCGATATAAGGCAACAAATTACATTTCAATCAGAGTATTACAGCACGATAAGAGCGATCAGATTCGCATAGGTGCTGAGAGTTGTATTTTTGAGGATCAACTTGATAGAGCCGTACAGGACACTATAGATCAGTACGAGAAAGAAACTGAGTGGTGCGGTGGTTTCCAGGTTGCTTGTGAAAGGTACTACAAGCGTATCGCTATAGTGAATGGTGAAACGCTGGAGGTTATCAGAATGATTTACCCAGTAAAAGAGGAGGAGTAGGCTATGGGAGTTATCAAAGATGCAATAATGCAAGCCCTAAAAGAACAGGGCGTACAGGCTGAATGGGTAGGAGAAAAGCCAAGGAGGATCCAATCAGCAAAACAGGCGAAATATGCCGACCTCAGAAAGGTAGAAAAGGGGTATATTCAGGGAGTTCACAAAGCAAGGAAACACAATGAAAACACTGGTATTTGATGTAATGCTCAATGGGCGGTTTGTCTGTACACTCAGAATGAAATACTGCCCTTTGTTCCCTCTTACAGTAGATGAGATCTGCGAGTTTGTAGAGAGCAAGCGACCAACCCTCAAAGGAAAGAAATATAACATTGAATTTTAATAGATATGGCAACACTGATTAAGGCTGATGGTACCAGAAAAGAGATACAGCCAAAGAACGGTACCGATTTCAAACTGGAGGAGCTACAGGAGTATGTAGATGGCTACATAGAGATCGTAAACCTCCGTAATGGTGAGATCCTGGTGATAAACGAGGATGGAAAGGATAGATACGACACAAACAAGGCTGCAACTGAGCTTGCACACCAGCACCACGCTCTGTTTCCTGGTGATTACATTGATGGCGATGTGGTACTTTGTAAAGATGAGGAGGTGCAATAATGGAAATAAAGATTAACTGGAGCTATCTAAAAGCCACCCACAACACAAAGAATATGAAGCTGGTTTGTTTGACAGCCAGAGGCAAAAGAGTGTGCCACCCTGATGAGATAGATGCAGAGCTTTGTATTTCGGATGGAGGCAATTATGTGATAGCAGAGATCCACACAGGCGATAAGGACAGTTCAAACGCTTTGTGTGAGGAGATAGTAAGGAGGTTTAACGAGTTCCCAGAGGAGCTAAAAAGGTGAGCAAATGGATAAAGAACGATTTGAAAAGGCTATAGCCTTAAACCAAACATTGGAAACATTCAAAAAGCATAGGGAGGCTGTCATAAGCTCTAATATGCAATATGGAGGCAGTTTGATTTTCCACTACAACGATCACAAACAGGATGTAAACCTTATTGGAGAACTGTACGGAGATAAACACTTTTTCAGTAAGTATCTGGAAAATTTGGATGCAAAGATTAGTGAAATTGAAAAGGAATTTAGCGAGTTATGAAAAGCAAAAGAATCAGTTTCAAGACAGATATAGATCTGGATTTCTGTTTCTGGGCAATACTCCCAGCAATCAATATCAACCGACACAGAAAGAGCATGGAATTTGAGTGGCTTTGCATTGGTATTTACATTTCAAGGATCCAGGACTATGAGTAAGATACAGCCCAGCTGGATATGCGTTAAGATAACTGTGTACAAAGGCTGCTACGCTGATAAGGTTGTTTACTACAGAGGGCAGATCTCAATAGATATGCTTGAAAAATGGCGGTGGTACTTTGAGTACCTGGCAGCCAGGATCAAGGTTAAGCACCCCAGGAGAAAGGTGGAGCTTACTATCTGCCCTCAGACTTTACCACTTGGCGATGAGTATGTACAGGAGAAAATAAAAAACCTACTCCGACACAGGCGAGCTAAGCTACAGAAGCTCATAAACACCCATGTAGAAAGCGATCTATTTAACGATAACCAGATAGACCTTGAAAAGAAAATAGAGCAAACAAGGGAAGAAATAGCAGCTCTGGATAGAGGAGAGTACACTGGTTGGGTACCTCCATACTACATTAACGAAATTAAGCAATGGATATAATCAAAAAGAACATGGAAAAGGAAACAATCAAGAGAAAGTACAATGAGCTTGTAGCATCTTTAGAATATGCCAAAATGTACGATGGCAGAGGTGAGTATAACGGCTATGTGTGCGAGAAATGTGGTTACATAACAGCAACCCTCTACAAGGAAAAGGGTGTTACGCCTTTCATTATTCAGTGTGAGAAATGCGGAAAGGCTGCAATGCACAAGATCACCAGCCGAAACGCACCACCAGCAGATCCAAATATCTCAGAGGTTAAGAAATGGGTAAGACCAACATTGGATCAGCTTATGAATATGAGCCAGGCAACGATAGATCATGTGCTCAATGGTGGGCTGGTGTTTGAGGATGAGCTGAAAGGGCTATGATTACGATCAACGGAGAAAAGTTCTACGACAAGCCAGGTAGCTGTGGATCCTGCCCATTTTTCAACTCAGGATCCACACACCTTTGCCCCTCCAGCAGTGGAGCGTGTATGCTGTTCGGTGAAAACCATAAATCATACATAAACCCTCCCAGGAGGTGCCAAAAGATCTTTAATAAGGCTTTCAGATTTCCAGAGGGCACCGAGCTTGTTATAGTGGCTGGAGATTAAAAAACGGCTCTATATTTGTTTTATTAAATAAAATGTAGTAATTTTGCGTTCAAGAAACACACTTTATGAGTAAGCAGCAGAGAAAAGTAATCCATATTGAGCTTACGGATCCACCTACTGGGTACCGTAAGCACTACTATTTTGGCAGTGTGGCAGCCATATACGACACATTACCAAAGGAGATAATAGGAATATCAAAAGAAGCCCTCTGGGGCACTCTTAAACAAGGAGAGCACCGAGGCAGAAAGGCGATCATTCGCCAGGGAGTAGTAATATCAAAACAAACTGAGCGTGGAATCAGAAAGGAGGTTTAATTATGTTAGGAGCGATAGTAGGTGATATTGTAGGCTCACGCTTTGAGTTCAACAATACAGATCAGTACGATTTTGAGCTGTTCACCCAGGAAAGCAGCTACACGGATGATACCATTTGCACCATAGCGATAGCGGATGCAATCAACAGGCGTAACACCAGGAAAGATGGCGATCCTTGCTATGCTGCTAATCTGTTACGCTGGTGCAGAAAGTACCCCAACCCTATGGGAGGTTATGGAGGCAGCTTTGCACGCTGGATCCAATCAGAAAAGCCACAGCCATACAACAGCTTCGGCAATGGATCCGCTATGAGAGTGGCACCTGTAGCCTGGGCTTTCAACAGCCTGGAGGAGGTGAGGAGAGAGGCAGAGAGGACTGCAAGCGTAACACACAACCATCCTGAGGGCATTAAGGGAGCTGTGGCAGTTGCACACGCCATCTATAGCCAAAGGAACGGCTTTGATCCTGGAGAGCTGGAGAGAGTAGGCAATCTGTATTATCCTGGATTCCTGGGAGCCACATACACGCCTGGAGTGTTCAATGAAACCTGCCAGGGAACAGTGCCAATCTGCTTGAAGATCGTGCGATACAGCAGCTCTTTTGAGGATGCGATCAGAAAGGCTATAAGCTGGGGAGGTGATAGTGATACTATCGGTGCCATCGTTGGCAGCATAGCAGAGGCAGCTTTCGGCATTCCACATGAGATCTACAGTACAGCCTTGCATTATCTACCAGAAGAAATGAACTGGGTAATAGGTAAGTATTTTGAAAAACTAAATATCATATAATTATGGCAGAAGATTGGAACAAAGAGGGGTTTTTCTCTGGGATCACAGAGGACTATTCACACTACCACTGGTACAAAGGTGAGAAAGAGAATCCGTACACAAATGATACATTCCACCCCCTGGCAGCCAGATTCTGGGAGTATGAGAGAGATTTCCATTTCTCCTACCTGGATAAGGCAGATACGAGCGTAAGCCTGGAGGATGCCTATAAGGAGTGGAAAGAGGGCTTAATCAAGGACTATTTACCAGGTAAAAGCCCAAATCCATACGGAGATACCACAGACTGGGAGAAAGCCTTTGAAACAGGCAAAAAAGAATGAAAAAGGGAGGTGTTTGCCTCCCTTTCTTTATATCTCCTCCATTTCTACAACCCATCCACGACCAAAGCCGTATTTCCTGGTTGTTTCCTGGTAAACCTTTAGCACCTTAAACTTGGATCCTGCACGAAATACTATCTCATCCTCGCTTGCATAGTGAGAGATCGCCTTAACATCCACACCCTTTTTACTCTTGATAACCAGCATAAGGTTATCACCGAATATGGATGTACGATCTATGCTGGTGGTTGAACTCATAAACGCCTTGTTCACATAAGCGGTACCAGAGGACATACAGGCTTTCATTTCCTTAATGTACTGATCCAGCTTCATAGGATCAAAGCTGATTCCTGAGAACACCGTGCCGTTATAGCGTGGCATTTTCTCCAGGGCAGCATTACACGCTGGGTAGAATTTCTGGCAAAGCCCTCCGTAATCTTCCACCTTACCAAAGTAGCTATCTACTATGCCATAGCCGTAATTATTGCACCACTTGGATCCGTATGTGTAGCGATTTATCAGAGCCAGCTCCTCTACAGGTATGCCTGTTAGCTTGCTGTACTCCTCCATCTTTCGCCTTTCGGTACTATGTTGCTCAAACCTACCACCTACAACCGTACTGGCATTGTGATTCTCTGGGGCATTGATATACTCCTCCAGGGCTTGCTTTGCCAGCTCATCAGTTTCTCCGTTTAGCTTCACCAGTTTGCCCTGGTGGGAGCGATATTTCAGAGCCAGCTCCTTTCTGTAGGCAGCCAGCCTCTCATAAGCTCCTGTTACCTCAGAATGCCACTGGGAGCCGTACCTATCCATCGCCTTATCATAGAGATCCTGTAGGCGTGCCAGCTCCAGTTTCTCCTCAGCAGTAGAAAACAGATCCAGAGTAGAGCCATCACCCCCAGCGGACTTAGCCAGCTTTGCCAGGCGTGCCTTTTCTATCTCTGCGATCTTTGCCTTTGCCTGAGCTGTCAGAGCGTTAATCTCGCTTGCAGTCTTTCCATCGGCTATGGCACTATTCAGATCCCCCAGAATGGCGTTAAGGTTTTTGCTCTTACTCTTATAGCCCAGGATTGTGTTTGCCTCAGCGATAGCAAGCTGCTGATCGTACTGAGCCTGTACCTTTTTCAGCTCTGCCTCCAGCATCTTCACCATTTCTGGAGAGGTAGGGAACTTGTTTTTATCGGCTACCCACTGAGCTTCAAATTTGAGCTTTTTAATCTGATACGCCAGATCACCAGAGGAGATCTTTGTTTTGAAAGCCTCAAAAGCATCATACAAGCTCTGTACGGCACTTTCTCCGTATTTCTGTACTAACTCCTGGTGGTGCTTCTGTTCGGGCGTGAGAGGGTTTAGAATTTGCTCCACAGCCTTTTTATTATCCCTGATAAAATATGGCAGCGTACCCTTTGCCTCAGCTTTGGCGTATCGCTCCTCATTGTCTTTTACCCAGGTCTGGAACTGGTCTGGCAGATCCTTTGGGCTATCCGTTACAACAGAGCCAGGATCCTCACCGTTGAGAATCTGATCCAGCATCTGATCCAGCTCCTCCTCTTTCGCCAGTACAGGCACCATGTAGCACCTACAGTTAGGGTGCCAGCCTACCCACTTGAAGCCCTTAGGATATACGCCTTTCAGATCATCGCATATATCCCAAACAGGATGATTGTTGCTGAGCTTTATTTCAACCCCTACAACAAAATCAAGCTGCTGCCACCTGGTAAAGTCTGCCTCCCTATAGGCTATGTTGGTTTCTGTTCGTGCAAGCCTCTGGGCGTTCCTGTATGAGGAGCGATAAACACCCTGCCCAGGGTGGTATTTCTTAGGATCATCGTTCACCCACTTGTAGGATTCACTCTCTTTATCCCAGATCCTGCGTTTCCAGATTCTGCCATAGATAGGATTTCCGTTCTCATCCTCTCCGATCTTCACACGGAAACGCCTGTAGAACTTATCAGGCTCCTGGAGATAGCCTTTGATCTTCGTTGCTAATCGGTTGGCTGGTGTACCCTCACCGATTGCCAGATCCAGAGTGTTCTCCAGCTCCTCCTTAAACATTCCGTTGTATTTCCAGACTTTCTGAGATAGATTCAAACCCTCCTCACCTGTTTTCCTGGCAAAGAAAGCATCCATAGCCTCCTTATTCCTGAGGAAATACCTGGCAAAGTGGTGATCCTCTATAGAGTGCTCACCGAACACGCTTTTTACAAGCTCATCGTTATGCTCATTGGATTGCAGCCACTCTTTCTGAACACCACCACGGATTACCTGGTATGTTCGGCTGTACATATTCCTCAGAATAGGCGTTACCTCCTCGCTATAGCCATACTCAGAAAAGGAGAAAGGCTTTCCATCCTCAAGCTCCGTACCTTTCACCAGGTTAATGATCTCACCCATTGCCTCCAGGTAGATAGCACGCACCTCAGCAGCATAGCCCTCTGTACGCTTGAAAAGCTCCTGCTGCTGCTTCTTATAGTCTATGTACTTTTTCTTTGCCATTATTGCCTGAGTTTGAATTTAGCACACTGAGGATCTGAAAGGAACTTGCACCACTTACCATGATCGGTTTTCTCATCCTCCTTGCATCGGCACAATATCAAATGCCCATCCAGTGCTTTGCTATGCCAGTCGTATGAGTGCACACAATCCTTACACTTGTATTTGGGATTTTCAGATACATCTTTTACTCTCTTAGCCATTACTCCAGATCCTCCAGAATTACTTTCACTGGCTTATACCTATCTGGCATTTGATCCGAATACTCAAAACTACCATCATCGGTTTGCACCAGTTGGCAAATGGATTTGTTAAGCTCATAGGCAGCATCCTCTACGGTTTCCCTTACATAGCTACCTATAAGCTCATCCATTTCTGTATCTAACACCTTGTATGTTACCTTTCTCATGGCTACTCTCCTCCACCGAACACATCAACCTTGTTAAGCTCCTGCTGGCGTTCCAGAGATTCCGCCTCCTCCTTTTTGATACGCTCCAGCTCTGCCTTTGCATCTTTCACCAGGTAGCTCATTTCTACATAGGTTTCTCTACTGAGAGCACCATCATTGAACTGCTTAGATAGATCAGCAAGCAACTCGCTCACATCATCACCAAACGGCTCCTGGAACTCGTGCCCAAGTACCAGGGCATCATACTCTGCCTTGTGCCTGTAGTCAAGCACATTTCCCAGGATCGCTTTCATAAGTGAAGCGTGGCGATTCATATAGCCATCGTGTGATTCCTTGTGTCGCTCTGCCTTGATGACTGCAAGCAGCATGACCTTACGAATAGCCTTAGCAGACATATTGCCCAGGCTTTTCATGTTGTCAAAGTCAATGTTTGGTGTGAAGCTCTTGGAAAGGATATGCTTATCCAGGCGTTCAAACTGGTTTTTCTTGCTCTCGCTCGCCTGATCCCATGTTAGGTAACGCACATCACCGCCATTTTTCAGGATAAACAGCTTAGCCTCATCCTCAGCCTTAGGGAGAGAGTTAAGGATCTCAGCAGTGGCAACCATAGCAGGGTTAGCAAAGCGATCATTAACATCCGCATCTGTACTCTCCATGCTCTCTGAGCGTTCAATCATAGGCTGTACATCTGCGTGCTCTGGCTCCTGTTCAAACAGCAGAACTGGGATCTTTCCAGCAGCGTTTTTCATTACCACCACCTCCCAGCCATAGTTACCCCTCTTTGCTCTGTAGATCGTATCAGGAGTGTATATATCCACATGGTAAACGGTCTTACCGCCAGCCTCAGTGAGGTAGTAGCCCCAGGCAAAAGATTTGAGCCTCTTATACTGATCTTTCACCGTGTAAATATCATCCCTGTTTTTCTTGCAAAGGACATTCAGCAACAGGTTAGGCTTACCCTCTGCATCCTGGTAGGTGTGATAGAGTATAGCAGAAACACCCTCAGCACCAGCAGCACGCTTAGCCTCTCTCACAGCAGCATCAAAGCGAATGTTACGCATCCACTCCTTATAGCTGTCAAAGGCATAATCGGTACCATCTGATAGCTGCGACCACTTTACAGGTCTGCCATACAGGAACACCAGGGCGATCTCATTGATATACTTGGGGTACGGAATAGGAATTTTGTTCCTTTTCACAAATCGTAAGAAATTGCCCTTTTTGTCGTACACTGGGCGATCCTGGATCTCCATCACCTTGTGAGTGGCGATCTCATAAGTACGCAAATTGTCTGTAGCCTCCTTTGAATGCTCGTGCATCATAGAGAGTGCCCTGGTAACATCCTTAGAAGCTAACAAGTCGGTAAAACTCTGCTGGTAGTTTACAGCAGCCTTAACCTCGTTTTTGATTACATTTATTAAGCCCATCGCTATAAAAATTATTAAGTTAAACCTAATACCCTCTCTATGTTGTCAGGTATATAGTACTCGTTATAATCAAACCAGGATCTCATCAAAAACATATCCCTCCAGTCTGGGGAGTGTCCTATATCCTCTTTGATCTCCTCCTTTGGTTTCAGTTTCAGCGTTCCGTCAGAATCAGCTTTCCAGGTTTGCAGTTGTTCAAGCTCTCTCACAATCTCCTCCCTCTCAGCCTGGCTCATTACATCCTCTGCCACACCCACCTCATTAGCGTTAATGTGCTCAGCCAGCTTGTAGCCACACTGAGTTTGCAAATTCTGGTAATTCTCCCCAGCAAAAGGTGTGGAGTTGTTCACAAAGCCCTGTATATCGCAATTATCCACAACACCACCGCCTACACCATCCTCATCCACAATGCACCTGTAGTTTGGGATCCTGTGTTTCTTCTGCTTAGCGATTATCCAGGTCTGTATATCCGTTGTTTTGCTCACAGGGAAACAAACCTTTTCAATGATACACCAACCATCCCACACAGCCAGGCGTGCGTAGTCGGCTCCAAAGCGTGCGACATCACCAGTTATGTAGTGCTTACCTGTACGGATTGCCAGCTTATTGCCGAAAATAGCACATATAGCATCGTGTGAACAGAGAGCGTTAGGGTTATCATCATACTCCCAGTTACCCTTAAAGAGGCGTTCAAATTTCACCTTATCAGAGGTTGTTTTCAAACCCTCTATGTAGTCTGGATCTATGAACGGATTTTCCTGTACAAGGCACGCTATGTAGTACATACGAGCATTCAGAACTCCTGTAGTGTACGGCTTATAGAAAAAGTCATACATCCAGTTTTTCTTTGGGTTACAGGTAATGAACAGCTTACGCTTCAAACCGTACTCCTCATTCAGGCAGCGACCTACACGAGTTTTCAGAGTGTCATAGGCTCCAAAGTTTACCTCTCCACCCTCCTCAATCCAGCCACCAGTGAACTCAATAGATCCGTAACGCTCATATAGAGGATCCGATGGCTTGTACTGGAGATCCAGAAAGTCAATTCTGGAGCCGTTGTAGAACTGGATAAAGTTTAGCTGTCCGTTGAGATTCCAAAGCTCATCAGGCACGCCATACATCGTACAAACACGCTTGAATGTAAGGAATGTACTCTGAGTGATACGCTTTAGCTCTGCACGACCTACAAACCACTTTGTACCAGGATAGCATAAACACATAAAGAGCAGCCAAACGGCACCAGTCCACGACTTAGCACCTCCAGCAGCTCCTCCGTACAGGATTTCCACATGATCCACATCTGTGAGGATCCGCAAAGCCTCATCCTGCTTTTCGTGTTTCACCCCATCCCTGGTGGTGATAAAGTCAAAGCAACCACGCCTGAACAGCTCAATCTTTACAGCCAGAGCCATTGGCACCGATACTATCTTACTGCTTCGTGCCACTGCTCTTGATCTTTTCCAGCAGTGCGTTATATTGCAGTAACTCCTCATCACTGAGGGCTGACAGATCAACGCTGTTGCTGTTGGTTACTTGCATATCTCCCTCTATAGGCTGGGTAGCCTTGCCAAATAAATACTCAATGATCCAGCGTATTGTGTAACTCTCTCCCTTAGCAGTTTCACGATTGATCGCCTGGCTCAATGCCACAAAAACCTGGGCTATCACCTCATTCTTTCCGAGTGAATCAGGCACACCTCCGTTTTTGATCTGCTCTGCGATCTTTCGCATATCATTGTTAAGGGTTAGATTGAGGGCTGTAGTCTGCCTCACATCCACACACAACAACGACTGGAGCAAATCCTGGATCTGCCCCTGAGTAAACGCACCGTTGCCAGCCAGATCTATTCCGTACTTTTTCTTTAGTATGGAGTATATCTTTGGCTTCCTGCCAGGGTTTTCAGGCTGATTGTCCTTTGAAAACCTGTTGCCCTTTTTATTTCCCTTTTCAAATAGTGCCATTTTTAATTTCTCCGTTGTATTTTCGTTGTTTATGTGTTCAACAAACACACCTCAAAGGTAAAGAAAAACAGGCAGCAATAATTACCCCTGTTTCTCTCTACCTGGTTAATTATTTGCTTACATTCTGAGCCTTGTATTTAGCATAGTACCATTTTACCAGATCACCGCCAAACTGCTCATCCAGCTCATCATAAGCATCCAGCTCCTCCAGAAGCTCATCCGCTTTGTCAAGTACGCCAGTGAGGAGTTTCTGCTGCTCATCGGTTGCATTCCAAACCTCAATTTCTCCATTAAGTTGCTGGTTAATCACCTGGATCTCCTCAGCAGTCAATTCAATTTTGTTCATAAGACTTTCTGTATTAAATTACTCCGCAAAGGTACTACAAATCGTACTTTTTACAGATTGATTTTACCTTTCTTGTATATTTATCGGCTTTACCGTGTACAGCCTTAGTAACTGTTTCTGCCCAGAACTCACTTACATTTGTCCTGGCATAGCTACCATAACCAGATTTATTTTTGTCCTTACGCCACTGGGTATAGAGAGATCGGATCTCCTTTCCTGCTGCTCTATACTTTGCACCAGTAAGATGCTCATTCCAGGTAGCGTGTGCAAGCTCATGTGTTACAGTGTGAGCTATCGGCTTGTTTGTTTTCGTGTGCCAGCCACTTGCGTAACCTTTCCTTGTATCACTCACGATCTTTGCCTTTTTCTGGTTGAATGATTTTTTATTGAGGTAAACACCCTCAGACACTCCACCAGCAGTTACATGAACACCGAGCGTACCAGCTCCGAGATCTGCCAGCTTCACTTTCCTTTGCCTTACTCCAAGCACTGAGTGATAACGAGAAATAGCCTCACCCACCGCCTTGTACACCTGAGGATCCTTGATCTTAATAAGGGATTCCACATTCTTTATTTTTCCTTTGTAGGTAGCATCACCAGGTTGCAAGCCTCCTCTGGCACCTACTCCTCCAGAATTTCTGCCCATAGTTTACTTCTTTTTTGCATTTATAAAATCGGTTACATATAACAGCCCATGCTTTCTACAGAACTCCTGGATTTCCGCACCTCCACCATACACAACCAGGTTAGGGCGTTCCAGTCCTGAGATTTCCTGAGCTACCTGGAGATCCGATTTAAGGCTTTCCATCCACCCATCCAGCCCACGAGTGAAAAAGGCATTATATCCCTTAGGGATCCCCATTTTATTATATTCAATGAACTTATGCGAAACATTAAGATCAGCGTAAACCTTGATACCGAACTCCTGGAGATAACGACACAGCCACCTCTTTTTGTAGATAAGCTGAATACCCCAGGCTATAGGCGTTTGATCGTGGCAGCTACAATTCGGCTCTACTACAGCTTTGCAGCCACTCGCCAGCAGCTTGATCGGATCCTTAAACAGAGCTTCAAACCTGTAATCATCCACATAGAAATGATAGGTGCTCACATCCTTTCTCAGTCTGCTATTGGCTCCCCACGGAGATAGAGGCAGCTCCACCTTTCCAGCTTGCATTTCCAGGAGTAGGTTAGGTATCTCAAAAATGTTGTCGCTCTCATACAGTACATCCTTGAACATGGATCTGTAGAAAGCCTCCTTTTCGTTATCCTCCTCATCCTCGCTTTCGCTGTCCTCTGCCTCCTGATTATCCTCTGGATCCTCATCTTCTGGCTCCTCCTGCTTCTTACGCTTTTTCGGCTTATACTCTTTCTCCTCTGGGAAAGTCAAGCCCATAAAGTCAAAATCTACAGCAGCCCACTCCTCAGAGGTCTGGAGTATGCCGTAATCCCATTCTCCGTTATTGATATTATCCCTGGCAATAATATCAAGCTCCTCATCCTTTGTGGTTTCAGAGTAGATAACACAGGGCACGCTCTGTAATTTGAGCTTTCTGGCAGCCTTTAGGCGTTGGTTTCCAGCCAGAACTACCAGCCTTTCACCACGCCTAACGAGTGCCAGAGGTCTGTGCTTCCAGAATCCGTTGATCTTGATACTATCTACCAGGCGTTGAAAATCTGCCTTTGTGATAGTCCTGGGATTCTCAGGGAGCAAATCAATCTCAGATAGTGCCAGATATTGTATCTCACTACAAACCATCGCCAGCCTCCTCAGTTTCGGTTTCTGTTTCAGAATCAGATTCCGTTTCTGTAGCAGCTCCCATTGTGGCAGCTTCCACCATTACAGGATCCTCTGGTACCAGGTTTTCTGCATCATCCAGCACATTGAAAACCTTTTTCACAAGCTCAGCAGCACGCACGAACTTGAAATGCTTTCGGTTTTTCACATACACCAGCTTACTGCCATCGTTCTGATCCACTCCAGTAGCGTAAAATGTACCCCTGTAATCCACTGGGAGAGGCAATCTGTCATAGATAAGCAAGCTGCTTGAGGTTATACCTGTGATCGTTGCTGTCCTGTTGTGCTTTCCATTCAGGAAAACATCTACTTTATCGCCCTTTTTCATGCGTTCCACTGGGAATAAATCTGTAAGCCATTCACCTACCAACTCTTTGCCTCCCAGCCACCAGAAAGCCATGAAAAGCAGTACCAAAAGGATAATTACGAAAACCATATCTTTAATGTTTACTTGGTTAATAATGCAAAGATAAATAAAATGTGTTTGATAGACACACTTTGAGGCAATAAAAATTCACTTAGTAACCCAAAACAAGCATAGCAGCATCCCTACCGTGCTCATTTGTACGCTTTTTCCACCCAGTAATAGAGCAAAAATACTCATGCGTTATCTTCGTTACATTACGCTTTGGAGCTACCATTTCATACTCTACACCCAGATCTTTGAGAAAGGAATCCCAGATAGAGGCATCACGCTTCACAGATCCAACTCCTTGCAGCCGTTTCCTCTCCTCCTCTCTGCTCATATTCTCGGTGCCAAACCAGGTACGCTGTCTTGGATCCTCCACTCTTACCACGAGCTTTGTGCCAGCCTCCTCAGCAACGCCTTTCCAGTGCTTCACCTCATCCATAGCCTTATGGATCTCAGTGCTGGAAACGCTTTCCAGAGATCGCTTTCGGTTATCCCAAACAGCGATCCCTGTATTAACGCCTGTATCAATCCCTATGAAGATCATTCCGCTGCCTCCTCCTCAGGCTCTGGCTGTGGGATCTCATACAATACAACGCCTTTCATGTGGCGATCCTCTCTTGTACCGAAAAGCTGAGCCATCAGCACCTTGTCTGGCAGGAATGTGTAACGCACCTCCTTAATGAGATGCAAACCTATCGGATGCTCACTGAATATGTGCAAGCTCCATCCAGATTCTGTGCTACGCTTCACTGTTACTACAGTGTTCTTGAATAGGAATGTACCAGGCTTGTACTTTCCGTAATCATCCGTAACCTCAGGCTCTCTTGCAGCCGATTCCTCCAGCTCCTTAACGAGCAAAGGATTAAGCCTGTTCTTACGCTTTGCCCAATACTCAGGGTAAACTACTTTCTTGGTCTTTGTGGTTGTCTTTTCCATGTCGTTATAGTTTATAGGGTGAAACAATATCATAGATAGCCTTGCAGATCTCTATATCGTACTCTGCATCGTGGAGCCTGGCGTCATCTACATGGATTCCCAGAGCCTTTGCTACGGTACCCTGCTTGAAATTCTCCATATCGGCACGCTGAGCTGCCAGGTAAGGAGTAGCCAGCACCATTACATCAATGCTGTTGCTCCAGAAATAGGATCCAAAGTATTTATCGCCATTCTGGGTAAACCAGGCTCTCAGAAACTCATTATCAAAGTGAGCATTATTGAATCCAGCCAGGAAAAACTTATCCTTTTTGTTGAAGCGATCCACATACTTAGTGAGCATTGCCACAAACTGCTTGTACACCTCTCCCATAGGAGGGTATGCCATGATCTGCTCCTCGGTAACACCGCCCACCTCCAGAGCTTTTGCATCAATCTTAGCACCAGGCTTAGGCTGTACCTTGAAATTAAATTTCTCTTTGATCTCTCCATCAATCACTACAGCACCGCTTATCTGGTGAATGCCGTGAAGATTTACCAACACACCTGTAGTTTCCAGGTCAAAAAATAACACTTTCATCCTTTTGTCCGTTTTATGTTAAACTTTCTATATCCAAACGCATTGTAATACTGTTGCATCTTAGCAATCATTTCCCTGTAGGCAGTTCTGCCAGCCACCTTGATAATGTCCTTTTTGAGCTTCCTTGACAGTTTCGCTTTCGGTGCTCCTGGCTCTCTTTCACTGCTTGGAGAAATTTGTATAGTAACCTCTATCTTTCCCATAGCTAAATCTGTTTTTTGTATTCTCGCATCGCCTGGCTCAGGCTCTCTGTCTTATCCAGCAGCTTTGCCAGGGCATCAATATCTACCAGGGTGCTGCCACCATCCAGGTAAGCCCAAACCTTTCTCAGAGCCTCGGAAATGCTCTTAGCCTCTCTGGAATCTTTGAGGTTTCCCAGCACCTCCTTGTTTGTCGCTACAGCTTTGCCTTGCTTCAGGGCAGAATCCACAGCCGACTTTGCAGCCTTTACCTGTTCCTTTGGGGTTTCATAGCTTGAAGCGATCTCCCTGGCTGCCTTTGCCGAAAGCTCACCTCTTACGATCTTCTCCTGAATGTACGGAGGGAGATCCAGTAGAGAGAGGCACTTGCTTACGAAAGCTGGGGATTTCTTGAACTTATCCGCTATCTCCACCTGGCTGTAGCCAAACTCCTCTTTGAATCTGCGAAACATCAGGGCACATTCGTATTCAGTGAAACGCTTACCCTCGTTTCTCATCATCTGCTCTATGTACAGATCCTCTGTAGTTGAATCCTTAGGAGCTTTGAGAGCCTTGATCCAGGGAATGTTTGCACCCTCTCCAATAGCCTCCATAGTGGCACGATAACGCCTCTCTCCATCCACCAGCTTATAAAGCTCTTTGCCGTTCTCATCCTTGAAAGGGATTACGGTAATAGGGTTAAGCACTCCCTTAGCCTTGATCTGTTCTTTCAGCTCGTTAAGATCAAAATCTCTACGAACATTGAAATTATCCATTACGACTATATTTCTGGGATCTATCAGGAATATATCAGTCCTTTTTGTTGCATTAGTTTCCATTTCTAATAATCTTGATTGTTACTATATCTTTGCCTCTATTACGACCTCTCTCCAGGAGAAACCACAGGCAGAGCATCTGATAAGTGTTACCTGGTCTGTGATTGTACCCTCTGGCTTTTTCACCAGGGAATCGGTCTTACAAAGTGGGCAGCACATAACTCAATATCTAAAGTCTGTAAAGTGGATCACCACGCCCTCAAAGGTGTTATCCTTGTTATTGCCGAAAAACCACTCTACAAAGTCCTCCACACTCAAACCATCATTCTTTGCCACAACCTGGATCGGTACCTGTTTATCATCAATCCAGATCTGAGGATAGGCATCTGTGGAGCTGTTCACCATAGTTACCTTTTGCAGCCCAATCTTTTCATACTGGGCAAACTCCCTCTGTTCTGAGTTGTAAGGTCTGCCAGTCCACTCTCTTACACTGAGGTACTTTCTGCCAGACTTGATACCCTGGTATCGCTCCTCCCATACTCCTTTTTCGTTGTAGCGTATGGTGTGGATCTTTTCACCAGCTTTCAGTTTGTCCTCAAATCCTGTAGGCTCTCCAGCTCTGGAGTGGGTTACAGGAAACGACTTGCAGAGTGTTAGGATTGCTTTCTTTTTGCCTGTCTGTTTCATATCAGTAATTCTTTCCGTGTTTGTAACTCCTGGAGGCATTGTAGATCATCTTTTTCTCAATGTGCCAGGCTATATTGATTCCCATGCTCTCTGCCAGCTTGCATATCTGCATACGGCACGCATTCAGGGCTACATCCAGAGGTACGCTATCCCTTACAAGCGTTTGTACGATCTGGTAGATATTCTCAGTGTATCGGCTTCCATTCTCAGGAAACATCGGTCTGGCTACATCCCTCAGATTCATATTCACATTGTGAGCACCAGCCAAATCCAGTATTCTGATTATGGCATCTGCCAGCTCATCCTCTACAGTGTCTTTCACATACATTTCAAAGTAGCCAGTGAAGCCTGTTCTACCAGGTTGGTAATCTCCAGGATCCTTGAAATGTGCTAACAGGCTCTGATCTGTTCGCCTGTCCTTTCGGTGTGCTTCCACCGATTCCATAAGCTCTGAGATCACAAGGCACATGAAATGCTCTGGGCTGGGATTATTCTCCCAGAAACCGTGCTCCACCGCATTAGCGTGGATCTTATCTCTCAGCTCGTTCCAATCTGAAATGTGTTGCATAATGTCTGCTATTTTAATCTTATGAATTTTCCAGGTATATTACTTTTCTCCAGTGCATCAGCATTGCCCTCTCCAAATGAGATCAGAACACTACCACATCCTGGACTATCTCCCTGTGTTCCATCTGGGCGATAAAACTTGATTCTGCCTCTCATAAACAGGATAGCTGTTGCATTAGGAAAAATCACATCCTGAAACATCTTACTATCACATCGGTTGAACAACAAAGCTATGCCGTTGTTATTCTCTACCATTTTCTCTACAAAACGCTCAATAAGAGGGCGAGAATAAGGAGGATTAAGCCATACTCGTACCCCCCCAATTTTGCTTTAATCCATCCTCCTCTGGGGTGATATGCCGTGTTGCAGTATCCCAGAGCCTCTTTGCTGGAGAGCACGGATCAAGCTCAAACTTGCCCAAAGCATCTACTATCTCTTTTGGAGTGTACCACTCATCTGTAGTATTGGCACTCCGTTCAAAACTTGTATTCATTTTCGGTAACTGTTTCCTTGAAATAAAATTCTATCAAACATTTCTCTGAGCCTGTCATCTATTCTGGTACCATACCTCTCTTTCAGTTGCTCATCTGAGAGATTGGATGTTACGATAGTCCAGCGTTGCCAGTCATAGCGGTTGTACAGCAGCTCTGTAACAGGCGAAAACTCGTTGCCATATATCTTGATATTCACAGGCTCTGTACCCAGATCATCCACAAATAGCAGCTCCTGAGATACCATCCTTTTATACTGCTCAGGATTATCACTGTACATCTTCACCAGGTTAATCGCTGATGTTCTATATACAGTCTTACGATCCTGGCTATACACACTATCAAATAGGTAATTCACCAAGTTACACATGGCATTTGCCAATGTAGTTTTACCAGTTCCACAAGCTGCTCCATATATAAGTAAGCCTGTCTTATGCTTACCTGATAGCCATTTTGCAGCCTTTCTTACTCTCTCCTCTGTCGTGCTATCCTGGATCATTTGCATACGCCTCTTGACTACCTCAGCTTTATAGCAAGTCAGCAGCATATCCTCCAGCTCCTTAGGATCACGATCAGCCAGGCTAAAGCGTGTCGTGATAGCCTGATGTACCTGTCTGTTTAGGAGGCTCAGTAGCCCCTCCATTGATTTTTGATCCATATCTTTGCAAATCTTCGTAATACTTATCTTTTACCCAGCCCCTGATTGTCAGGTAGTCTGATTTATACTTTCTGCCTTTGCTTCCCTTGTAGTTATTGAGAATGTCTATCATCGCCTTTGTTGGATCCTCTCCATACTCAGCACATAGCTTAGCATACTCATCCCTGGTTAGAGTTACAAAGTCAGCATACTTATATTTCTTTGCCTTTTCTGCCTTTGCTTTCTGCTCTGGAGTTAGTGGCGGTGGGCTGTCTGGTGATACCTCCTCAGGAGGAAACAGATTATGCTCTGGTGGTTTTTCAACATGGGCTGGTGGTTTTGGAGCTGCTGGAGCCTCTTGATGTACTGGCAGAGAGAATAGCTTTGCCTTTGTAACATCGCCACCTTTCTTACCAGCTTCACGCCTTTTGGCTCTGATTTTCTCCTCCCTAACTATATGCCTACTGTAATAAGCTCCATCGGATTCCCTTACAGCACAAAATCCGTTTTCCACTAATAGATCCAGCCAGGAATCACTACCTGTAGCATCTACACCGATCATTCGTATAATCTCCTGTTTGGTGTGTGCAACCTGATTGGATTTAACCATAACGCCACGCTCTGAACTCTCCCACATACAGCACAACAGATCTACCCACAGCCCCCTCACATCTGGAGGCAGCACCCTCATTCTGGGGCTTAGCCATTCCCCAGTATCAATAGGCATCGGTTTATTTGTTGCTTTTTTCGCCATAATCGGGATTTTATGAGAGGTGGGCAGGGTTGCTACCCACCTCTCTGTTTTCAGCCTCTTAAACCTCCAAAATCGCAATATCTGGAGCGATCTCACGGATCTTGTTCAACACATCATCCAGGCACTTATCTCTGTACTCCTCTGCTACCTCATTGGCACCAGGTGAAACGAGCTGGAGAATAACATCGCCATTTGAAAGGTAGTGATCAAATTCCACCTCAATAGCCATCTTTGCAGTACCCTTGAAGATAGGAATGTTCACCGTGAACGACTTAGGCAAATTGCTCTCTACCTGGCAACGGTACACATCAGCAACAGAGCCAGATGGATCACGCTGTTTCTGGATTTCAGCCTTAGCTTTGGCTGTGAAATTCTTTAGAGTTGAAACGAGCTTCATACACTCCTCTTTGTCGGCAAATACGCCTCTGTTCAAGCGTAAGAACTGCCCCAGCTTAGCAGGTACCCAACCAGTATCACCCTTGTTAATACCGAAACTTGCAAAGATCTCCGAGAACTCCACTTTACCAGAGATCACACCCTTTTTGTACTCATCGGCTTCATCCACCGTAAGGGTTATAGTCATAGCATCACGGTTTACTTGTACATTTGCTTGCTTCTGATCCACCAGGGATAAACGCTTTTCCAACCAGTCAAAAGGAGTGGAGATCACACCTGAAATGTTGGTTTTGATAGGTGCTTTGGTAGCCAGTGGCTCTACTGCCTTAGCAGCTTCACCTTTGCGGATAATCACCTCAATAGGCTTTTCGCCTGTGTAATTCTCAATGTTTACACTAACGGTTTTGTCTTGTAAATCTTCCATTGTTACATATTGTTAGATTGTTAATACTATCCCTCTGTTCCTGTTCTGAGGGCACGAAATACATTTCTCTGTCTTTCATCCTGTGTCATAGGTCGCTGTTCAAGCAGATAGCCCTCTGGAGAGTAGATACCAACCTTTCCCTCATCCTCATCTACAAACTTGAAGCAATCTCCCTTAATCCAATCACCTCCCACTTTCAGCTCATCACGGAGCTTTGATACTCGCTCTTGCAGTGGCTTGATCTTTCCTTTGTAGTCAGCTCTAACCTCTGCCAGCTCCTGCTCCAAATCGGCAATCTGGATAATCACATTTGCAAGCTCCGATCTTCTTTCGTTAATCTCATCCTGATCAAATTTTCTGGTGTAGCTTCTTTCCAGAATCTGATCGCAACTGTTTCTCAGGATCTCCTCTCTTTGTTCTACAGGAGTGTCCGCTAACATAATGTCTTTCATAACTCAAACTTTTAATGGTGAATAATATGTTACTTTATGCGTTCTCCAGTAGTGAAATTGAATGCCAGGTATTCAGCCCACAGCTCAACGAACTGGGTACCGAAATAGCGTGCTTTTTCTTCCGTTTCTTGTTTTACAGCTTCTTGACTAGCTGTTGTTACTGTTTCTTTCACTTCCCCCGTAATGTTACTAGAAACACTTGCTGTAGTAGCATTTTCTGTTTTTGAAGAGTTCACTGTACCATCTTCTGAGAAATAGTAAGATTTTCCTTCAATTTCTTGCCATCCTTTAGCTACAGTTTTATCTTCATTTACGTAACGATCGCCATGCCATCCTGGTTCTTCCTTAGCTGCAACCACTGTTGCGACAACAGGGAAAGCAGATGCTACACAAAGAATTGCTGCGACTTTTTTACCATTATTTTCTACAAAGTTCATTTTATTCTACCCCCTATTTAAAATAGTTCATGATTAGTTTACCACGAAACCACCTTTCAAACAACCCTAAAATTTATTTTTGGTTAGAAAAGACTAAAAATAAAAGGCCTCAAAAGGCCTAAATGATCATCAAT